ATTCACCGCCGACCGAGAAGGTGGAGGCTATGAAAAATTCATCACGTTTGAAGCCTTATGCAAAGTTTGAATACTGCGATTTTTTTAAATAACATTTAAAAAAATCACAAATAATTCGTAAAGGTGGATACCGAAAGAAACCGGTGGAGATGAACCAAAAATAGATTTATCCAACGAAGATTGTGGTCCGTGTGGACAGAATTTGAAAAAATGAGGTATTCTTAACGAATCATCTTCACGTATCGTTTCGAGCGATTGTAGGTTCGCGAATCCTTGTACTTCGGAATCACCTTGTGGTCTGAATAGAGTTTGGTGTAAGGTTTGGGCATTGTGAACGCATACGTGTTGACTTCCGTCCACATAATACGCAGACAAGTTTCATCCTTGGATAGTTTAAACGCAAAGGTTTGACCCTCCTTGCTCATCGTGAAGGAAGTGAATCCCGAATATAGCTTGCGTTCAAGAATATTCCATTCAAGGGTATGTTTGGGAACATAATAACGAATGTAACTGAAATCGTAGATTGCGGGCTCGTATCGACGACAGTAGGGGCACTGCAAGGGGTTATTGTGTCCTCGCAGCAGAAAGTAGTTGACGCGTGTTACCTTGATCCCTTCCTTTGAGTACTTTATCGTGTAATCCAGGGGCATCTCTTGGTCTTGGGCACATTGGAACTCTGGAACCATATCTTCGACTTCATAGTCGTCACTCAAATCGGTCGTTTCGTCACTCAAATTGGTCGTTTCGTCACTCAAATCGGTCGTTTCGTCACTCAAATTGGTCGTTTCGTCACTCATTGTCTGAATCCTTGCCGCACACTCAATGCAAATCGTGTGCGAGCAAGCCATAATATGAGTGTTCCATGACGTCATTTCTTCAAAGCAAACCATACATTCCATTTTTGGTTTGATACATTGTTTATACATCTTTCATTTCAATTTGTTACAATCGGTTCTGTGATATTATAAAAAAAGATACTGATAAGACAGTACCTACTACCATTAAACTGGCGGCAATGGTTATTTTTCGCCATATTTCAGAACCAAACTGCATAGTAGACGTACGAATTAAACTTTAAATCGTTTAAGGTTCGTAAAGGCTTTCATATTCTTCATCACATTCGTATTTGGTCTCTTCCGTGTCGAATGTTTCGGTAACCATTGGGTAAAACCAGTAGAAGAGCTTGGAAAGAATGAACATTTTATGCGTAGTGTGAGTTCCGACAAAAATGTTCAATTTTATAGTAGATACAATTGTTCCAGATAAGATTCAATGTATTCTGCTGCAGCTGATAATTCAGATAATTCTTCCATTTCGTCTCTCATCGAAACTCTATGGAGATGTTTGCGCTCCATTTCATGTTCTGAACAGTACGTTTCTCTCTCGCAAAACGGACAGACAGGATCTCGTTCAGGTTTACAGAATAGAAAACACATTTTTGGGTTACATCAACCTAGAAATCAATTTCAATTTATTTGGAATAAAATTGATTTAGACTATGCATTTTATAATTTCTATAAAATGCAAGAGTTTCTCGTATTCGTTATTGTGATTGCAGTGGCCATGACGATTCTCTTGATAAATGGAATCTATTATATGTATCACACATTTCGTCTAACTCGTGTTCAAGTCATTTAGCCTCTCGAATTAGATAGGTTATGACGACACGCTTTCCATTGGTAATGGGCTCTGGTTTATTGTATAATTCTCCATCATACATTATTATTTTTTTCATCTTAGAATTGGTTTTACCTTCAAAGGATTCAATCTTTTCTTCGTCGGGTGAATAAAACACTAATTCGCCTCCATCACAATCCATGTCTAAAAAAACCGTAAGCACGCGCACCCCATCTATATCGCCCTCATTCTCTTGATGAATGACAAAGTCTGATTTAACTGGTTTATTTCCCGCGTTCGCATATTCTAGTTCTATAGTGTAGTCCGACGGTGTTAATGTTCGTTTCACTCGAAGCCCGTGTTTATTTAATTTTTCTGAAATAAGCGGAAGGATAGTGGATATGTCTGGTGTTACCAGAAATCTAGATTTAGATGCAAACCATCCTGGGGGTGATGCGACAACATTTTTTCTAAACCATCCCAGTTTATCGTATTTCATCTTCATTTTCTCAATGAGTTGTTGCTTAATGCCTTCTGAAAAGACGATGATGGGGTCATCGACGGGTAATTCTAGTACAACGGGGGCATCTGGTTCATACTTACCCCCTTTACGGATACGTTTGCTACGTCTGTTTTTACGTGTCAACATACTATTCATAGAGATTAATAAGAACGTATCGCCATAATGGCCGTATAGGCACCATTGTTGGACCCTCCAAAACTGTAATCGTTGTAATTCTTCTGTTTCTGATGTAATTTCTTGTAACGGGTGTAGACCGAACTGTCGTACACGTAATGTTGATTTCCCGATGCTCCGTCTCCCGAATGTACATTGTCCGTGACACTCAATGACCATCGTGAAGCACCGGCCGTTCCTACCGAACCCTTAATCTGATTCGACCCACCGGGTTTACGTTGACGCATCAGTAAATCCCCTGCATTCATCGCCACTCGAAATGGGGTTTGAGGCCATGACCTGGAAAACACGGGGACGCCTTGGAACACGGATGAGTTTGGAAATACAGTTCGTATTATGGTACGATCAAGTGGTATTTGGCTGGCTTCTCCTAAAGGAGCCACGTTGGAGTTCCCCTGTTGAGTCGTGTTGGTTACTTTAGGTGAAATGCCCGAAAATCCTTTCATATATAGTATCCTTATTTTTTAAATTCAGACCATGCTATTTTTTTGGGGTCTACTCTGGGTATCGAAGGATACAACTCATCCGTGCGTTTCGATTCGGCCAATTTCCCATCAATGTAGATTTCCTTCAAGTACGTCCCTACTAAAAAACTTCCTTCGTGTTGATCCAGCTCGTTGTTCTCAATTCGTCCCAATACATCGATGAGTTTATCTAATATTTTGAGGTCCATGGATTCCTTTAGGATTAAGTTGTACAACTCCATATAATGGAAAAAAAGAAATCGACATTTTTGCACAGAGATTTTCTCAAACGTTTCCTTGTCCGTTCGCAACAATTCTGCATACTCTTGTTTGAGTTGAATCAATGCAATAATGTCCTCGCGTATTTTGGCACTATGTTTTAATTCGCGTATCTGCTCGGTCTTGTCTACCACGTTGTTTTTCTCAATCATCTGGCGTAATTGAACCTTGTCATTATCACTAAACATTATCGTTCCCGGCCATTATTTTTTTATACTTTGAACGTATGTTTGAAGCAAAAACAACAGGTCTTACTGCAGGCATGCAAATCAAAAATATGAACGAGAGTCGTAATGCCCAGAACACTTTAGCCAATGGTGGAAAGCGTGGAGGCGCAGTTACTGTACCCCAATTTGGGAGTTCGGGACTATCTGCGGGTCCGGACGCGAATGCAGCCATTCAAGGTATGGCAGGAAAACAATTGCAGGCAAATGCACTGGGAGGATACAACCATTGTATAGGGCAAGCAGCAGGCACGTGTGGAAATGCAAATACAGGGGGTACACGAAGACGTAAGAAACGTAAACGTTCACGAAAGAAAAAGGTAAAAAAGCAGCAAAAGTAACATAAAGTACATGAACGGATTGTAGGTTTGGGGGTCCACGTCAATAAAGGTCATGATGCTGGTAAACACAACGACCAGGATCATCGCATATAAAATCGAGAGTGCGACCTTGTTCACGTAATCCATATGCTTTGTAATATATTCTTTTACACGGAAATCATTTTATAAAACCATTTGTACACAAATTAAAAAATTGAATTAGAATGTATGCGTCTCGAATGAAAAAGCCCACAATGTTGGCACAATTTCCTGGACGTGTTCCTTTTATCCATAGTTTATTGGGATGTATCCAATCCTATTTATCTTTCACCGAACCCGATTGGGTGGATGTGAAACATGAAGAAATGAATAGGGATATCGATTGTGTATCAGTCATTTCTTATTGGGGTCTCTATGATGCTGAATCAGATACATGGACTGAATTAGATTAGATCGTACTTTATTTTTTACAAATAGACTCACTCAACCGTTCGAGTCGAGAATTCAAAATAAACTCAGTCACTTTCTGAGCATCTCTTTCATCTTCATAATATTTGTTTAGACTCGTCATCAATTGTTTTTTGTTAATGGGTTGTTTCGTCTTTTTGGTTTGCCGAACCAACTTGCTTTCGTTATTCAAGTCAAACTCATCGATTTTCTGATCCTTCATAATCGTCAACAATCCCTCCGACAAGGCCTTTTTGGCTTGATTGAGAGACCGCATTCGTTGACGCAGTTCTGCCATCTCCTCGTCTAACTTGACCCAATCCTTGATATTTTGTTTCAAACGTTCCATTATATACTCAAAAAAATATAATTTAAATCCTTTTGGTTTATTTGTTTTCAATGTGTACGTCGCTGTTGCGCCATTTTTCGCGACCCACATCGATATCAAAGTCAAAAACGAGTTGCCATCTGTTTTTGAGAAATCTTAGAGAAAAAAATTTCGCGGGAACTTACGATTGGTCGGTCACCAGGGTTCGGAGTTCGTTAAATATAACCGCCTCGTGAATCAGGATGAGTCGCATTTCTTGGTAGGCGTGGTCGACGTTGTTGTCTTCTGCCTTGAGTTTTTCAAAAGATTCCCTAGTGTTGACCTTTACGTAGTGGGCATTGATGTAGGATTGTAGGCATCCTCCAACCCGGTCCGCGTCTGGTCCGGTAAGTTTTGCTTGGAGGTCAGGTCATGTCCCGTGCAGCTCGACATACATTTCGTATTCGGTCTCGGAACCCATTGTTTATTCTCTATGGCAGAGCGCTAAAGTGTTTTGTAGTTTTGAAACGATTCAATTAGCAAAAAAAACTTATCTGGTATTACTCCAGAAAAATGGCGGCCACCTCGTTGAAGTCTTCGAAGTACAGTACACCCGCGTTTCTCTCCTCGTCGTCTTCCGGAAGGTCGTCTTGGTACTCCGCTACCGCTGGCCAAGCCTCACCAGCTTCGTACTCCGCCATGATTCCGTCGCGTTCCTCGGCGGTTGTCGCGGCCCACCATTGCTCAAGTTTCGCGGCGGGAAGCAGGTGATGGCGGTTGGTTTGGCGGACGAGAGGAGGCCGGGGAAGCTGAAACTCGGCAAGCATCGCGCGGTGGTCGTCGTCTTGGCCAGGTCCAACCACGAACAAGCGCCCCAGCAGGCGCTCGCGGTACACATTGTCGAAAGCTCGGATGCGTGATTGCATTATGGCAGAGGTCTAAAGTGTGGTAGTTTGGCAAACCGCTTCAATTTTATAGAAATCTTTGAGAAAACCTAGACCAAAACGAGTCAATTAGGAGCAAAATTCGCCTACAAAACAATACGACCTATTCAAACAAGTCAACCTTGATTTCTTTCTTGTCCATTTTATATCGTGTTTCATTTTTATACATTTGTAGAGTATGGCACTTACTTCAAACGATTTTCTACAAATGTCCCCCCTTTTCATCGCCGTATTCATGTTGATGACCTCTATGTTCAATGGTGACGTCAAAGGATTTGTATGGCTCGGGTGTATGATTGTGGGAATCGTCCTCGTAATCTTTTTAGGTAATACCAAATTATTTAAATCAGAAATCAACGATTGTCAAAAAGCACCGGCAATCATTGACCTTTTTTCCAATTATCCAAATCTTTCCGTCTCTACTTTTTTCATTGTATTCACCTTAACGTATTTGATTTTACCAATGTATCAAAACAAGGATTGGAACTACTACGTTATTGTTGGGTTTTTAGCAATGTTGGTGACGGATACCTTATTCAAACTACGAAATTGTACGAAACCGATTGGCATTTTCTCAGGATTCACCTTAGGTGCTTTCCTTAGTTGGATCTCTTATATCATTATCCAAACAGCAGGTGGAGACAAATTATTGTATTATAACACCATCTCAAGCAATAACATTTACTGCTCTCGACCCAAAAAACAACAGTTCAAATGTTACGTGTACAAAAACGGTGAAATCATTTCCACGTTGTAAAAATACCCGCCTTATGTATGTATAAACGCGAAACCACCTCAAAAATAAATGGGATTGTAAATACCTTGGAACAATTTACCTTTAAAATGCACGCCGAACACGCCAAAAAGACCATTTTACTTCATCAAATTTATCCATCGTATTTTTTGGCGGTAGAACAACCTGACCAAAAGGGACTCCTCATCAATCACTATATGGGTACCGGAAAAACAACAACAGGGATTCAGTTTATGTATACTTTTTATCAAAAAAAGAAGATCATTGTATTGCCTAGCTACATTAAAGCGGTGTGGGAAAAGGAGATTCAAGGATACGGATTTGGGCGAGAGATGGAGGAACACGGTCTTGGGGAATACACGTTTCTCTTTTACGAAGAGGTGTTGGATTATTTTCAGAAAAATAAGGATATCCATGACACCATCCTCATTATGGATGAAGGTCATCATATCGTTGAATTGTTAAAACAAAAGTACACCGCTACAGAGGTCATTACGGTTTTATCCGGATTGAAAAAAATGGATAAAATAATGTTAATGACAGGTACTCCCTTTAGTATGGATGAATTTGATATTACATATCTCATCAATATTGTAGCAGGTACAACGATTCTCCCTTATTCGAAAACGGAATTTCGAAAACAGTTCTTTTATACCAATAAACTATCTGCGTTTTTTAGTGGTTATTTCAGTCCAGTCTTTACGTCTAAACTTCCCTTGTATACGGGGTTTGCTTTTTTTGCAGTATATATGTGGGATTTTGTCAAATATTCGATCACCATGTCCTCGAAAATGATTCCGATTAAATCTGATTTGGATTATTATCTTTATAAGAATAGTAAAAAAAAGACTAAGGAAGAGGACGACTATTATGAGGGGGCTGAATATAGTACGGTCGCCCCCAGTGTGAACACCATGACAACGGTGGCAGCCTATTTAGCCCTCTTTAATATGTCGATTGCGACCACGGCAGCCGTTCCCACCCTAATGATGCCCTTAATTCCAGTCTTTCTTGCTATTTTCTTGTCCGTCTATTGCTACATCAACCGATTGTCTGAATTGGAAAATATTAAACTCTTGAACCTCACAAAATTAAGTAAAGTGATTTCTAAATACATTAGTTATTATGAAGTGCCGAGTGACACCAGTGGCTATATCAATCATTTAATCACCTATACGTCCAACGGATTTAGAAATCAACACAATTCGTGTTATTCCTTGACCCAGTCCAAGATACTTCCCAGTAAAAAAACGTTGTGTTGTCCCTTTTATAAAAAGAGAATAGCCAATGGAAGCTTCATGTTTCCAGAAATCAAAATCACACAATCCTTCATTACGTATACTCCTGAGCAATGCTTGCTCTTTCTGAGAATGACCTATAATATGTTAAGTCATGATGATGCCTATGACTTGAAACTCACCTCTTTGCCCAAACTGGATAAAAGCATCGATCCAGATATGTATGAATTGGATAAATCGTTGTCGACCCATGTAAAAGATTTATCCGTGTTCAAAGACAAGGGCCGAATCATTGGCAACATTGGCCCGATACCTCCCAAATTTGAGGGCATATATCAGACGATTGGAGAAGAATCTGCCGTGGTGTATTCCAATTTTTATGAAGAAGGTCTGTTATTATTTGAAAAATTTTTGAGTCAAAAGACTAAAACCTATGCCCTTATTGAACCCTCCATGTCGCAAAAGTCCATCGATCACATCCTACAACAGTTCAAAACCACGGAGCGTTCCAAAGATAGAATCCAAATCATTTTAGTTCATCCTTTATTCACGGAAGGCATCAGTATCTTTGAATGCCGACAATTGCACATTCTTGAGCCTATGCTAAATTATGCCCATTATGAACAATTGGTTGCACGTGTCGTCCGGTATAAATCTCATTCCATGTTACCACCCGAAAAGCGACAAGTGAAGGTACACGTATGGATTACGACCGTCACGGATATCATTACCCGAATATTATACAACAAACTTGGAACAGAGTACAACGAGACGACTACGCTACATGAAGGTACAAATTTAACGTTGAAACATTTTATAAGAAAGGTGAAATCCTACATTCAACATTCACCAGAAACAATCTATTGGAGTCGTCTTACTCAATACAACCAAGACATTACCCCCGATACGTTGGTCTTCAATGACCTGTTAAAACTGAAAAAGACTATTAAAACCTTTCAAGAAAAAATAAAAGAACTGTCCATCGAATCTTGTCACAATCAAGCACTCTGTAAACTGATGAAAGTATCTCTCAAACAAATTCAAAAAACACGAAAGAAAAAAAATACTTATACTGAAGAGCCTTACGACACCCAAATTCCTCACATCAAGTGTAATTCATAACCCTTAATACGAGCATATTCTTGTAGTCCCACTAACCCAATCATCAATTGGACAAGTGCACGACGATGCGCTAGTTCACATTGTTGCCATCCTTTGTCTTTCACTTGGTCTAATGCCTCTTTCGCCTTTGTGTATCCAATAAACGGATGACGTTCTCGGCATCTTCCTTCTCCCACTTGGAGTCTACGACCGGCTGTCGGCTGAGATCTAGCATATGCAAATATTTGAACTTGGACATACATAGATGTATCAGTATATGCCTTGTCTCGTCACGTTTGCACGTCCGCCAATCCACTCGGGTTCGTGGCATCGAAAGGCCCTTGATATTGTACAATGCACGAATGGGCAGCATTTTGTGATCGAATTCTGTTAACATAAATCAACTCAATTTTTAAGTTCGGTTCCCATACAACATATTTGCAGGACTACATTTCCCGGCATAACACGGTAAGGCTGTTTTATTTTTAACGAAAAACAACGTGTCTGTTGTATAGGCAAAACGCACATTGTACGTACGATTGAACGAGGCATTGTTTCCCGTAATGGCATTGTATTTGACGCGATCTACGTAAGCACTACTTTGTACACTTCCTTCCGTGGAAAATCCAGGATTGTTCGGTTTGTAAATGGTTCGTTTGCACGCAGGTACATCCACGACGGCATTTTCTTCAAAGCAACTACTATCCGGTAATTGATTGTCGGGTTGCAAGGTATAATCGATGCCTGGAAGGGTATGAAACACCATTTTCTCCGAATAGGTATTTCCGCGTTTTTTCAAGTAAGCGGAATAATTGGAATAATACGTGGGGGATAGATTGGTTGTTGCGGTACGTATAATGAATGGACAGCAATCGGTTTTGTTTTGTCCATTGTCCATTTTTCCAAGTCGTTTGAACGTGGTTCCCACAATCTGAGAGGTAGAACATTGACAACTCGATGGAAAGGATTTGTTTGTATTCAGTGAATTGGACACGCCTTGTTTACGGTAAATATGCATAGGGCGTGCACTTGGATACGATAAGCCGTATAAATTCGGAATGAAATTTTTCGTCATGATTGGAACATTGGTGACTTGGTTTTTACTTTTTTGAATCATTGTTTTAAAGCGATATTTTAAATCTATTCAGGTATCATGTACCTTCTCATTGCATTATTGGCCGCATTTATTGTTTACCACTTATTACGAAAGCCTAAGGAATCTTACGAAAATTATGACGAAACGACCTGCTTGCAATTGGCTAAAAAAAATCAAGAAAACATAGACTCGCTTAAGAAAGAGGTGGATGATTTACTCGCGCTTCAATCCAAAGTTCAATCCATACAATCTTCTACCGATACCAATACGAAACAATTAAGCTCACTCGTGGACCAGGTTTACAAAACGCCGGCGACATAATATATTTTGTAACAACTTAAATAAATTTGAAATATAGATGATGTGGAAGTAACATCCACCTAATGCGGTGTGGCGCAGTGGTTAGCGTGACAGGCTCATAACCTGGAGGTCATAGGTTCGATCCCTATCACCGCATATCGTGGCATAGCGCAGAGGTCAGCGTGCCAGGCTCATAACCTGGAGGTCATAGGTTCGAATCCTATTGTCACGTAAAAAAGTTAACTTCATTAATCAAGGTTGAAATGAATAGCGCTGTAAATGCGAACCTCATTTCGGAGGGACTCTTGATCCAATTCGGTTTTGCAAATGGTGCATCGGAGAATAGACGTATAATGTTTCCTCAAACACGTCATACAGATGTGAGCGCATTTACACCCAAAAGTCGAATGGTCGCCTTCGATGGTGTCTTGGCACACCACACATACTCCATCGTAAGGATCATTACTGATACGAATTGTCTCATACTTGTAGTTGATCTCCCAACCTTTTTGTTTCATCTTGAGGATGCGTCGCGAGGAACAATGTGAAGTACACGTCGCCTTTTTCAAGCGAATCTTTTCAAACAGGGTTGCATAGATGATGGTATTTCGCAAAGACGTAGGTATCCCGTAAATATCGTTCAATCTTCCAACACAATCTAATTGGATCGAATGGATCATCATATCTTCCCGCGTCCACCATAACGCATTGACATCCATGTCGTAATTCTTGAATGGGCAGAGGAGTTCCTCACCCTCCATCTGTACAACCATATCCAATTGGAGGACAAGGGGGACGTCATGTAAGTCTACAATGGAATATCGGTGGAAACGATAATGTCCGGTTGGCATCTCTAATCCAGACATGTAATGTGCATCCACATCTAAGGTAACCCGAACATGATAATGACGTTGAATTCGTTTTATCAATCGCTCGCTGTCTCGAGCCAATATAACGCAATCGACATCGTTGGGGACGACAAATCTTCCAGGAAACTCGGTAATCTCCGTGTCATTGTATTGTTCTACATCATACTTTTGGCAAAACTTACGCGCATCGTAATCGTGAATGTACGAATCGCGTGCGGCACCTCCAAAGATTGTACCGTTGTGGTCGTGGCACATCGATACAATCCGTTTGACCATTTTCCATTTTTCTGCCATGTTTCAGTTTACCTAGGAATTTTACCCTTTTGCGTTTCGATTTTATTTAAAACTCACTCCAAGACTTGTAGTTGAATGGAGAGATGGTTAAATTCTGTTGCCAATACGCGGCCTGTTGTTCTACTTTGGCGGGTTCCACCACGGGATCAACGCCATCGGGCTTCTTTCCAAAACAATTGACGCCTAATTTTTGATTGGCGCGAATGTTGTATCCTCCATTGATACCTGGAATCCCACATTGTTCTTTGTGGTCCGTCTCTTGGTATTTTTCCCAAGACGATTTCTGGGTAGGATACAAGACCATTTGGTCTTCCGACCATCCATATTCACACCATTCACCACCCTTATGGTACGCATCTTTCACTTGGTCGAGTGTAGCTAATTTTGCACCATACGCTTTGCATATGGCACTCGATGACTTGTAGTCGAATTGTCCCTTGACATGATACGTTTGAGAACCTCCCGTGTCCTTTTCCGTGGATTCAACAATGTCTACATTGACTTTGGGAGCATTGAATAGATCGTTCAAGGTAGCGGTCAACTGGATTCCAAAGAAATAGTTTGCGCCCAACAATACAATGATGCATATAAAAAACACCAACATTAGATACTCCAATGTAGTATAACTGTTGGACGTTAAAATCACACCTAACAATATCACAAGCGTTGGAGCGACAATGATTAAAGGGTTCATAGTATTTATACAGCTTTTTTTCTGTAAAATAAACAATACGCGTGTGGCG